AGAACATCGTGAAAGCAAGGTCTGGGGCAGATACAGAGACTGAAGCATACAATAACTGGTATACAGCGGTTTATGTTCCTGTATCGGAGAGTTAAGCTATGTTCGGAACAATAAATCTAACCACCAGTAACGGCGAGGAAAAGGCATTCAAATTCCTCGCCACCGGCACAACAGCATACAGATACCGTCAAGTGTTCCATCAGGATTTAATGGTGCAGTTGAATAAAATGCGTACGTTTCAGGACAGCGGAGCTTCTGACGAAACAGCAGACTCAACGATTTTCGAGAAGCTGGCTTTTATCATGAATGCTCAGGCCGAAGGAATGGATATGAAAACTCTGAACTTTGACGCTTTCCTTGATTGGGCTGACCAGTTCGAAGGTATGGAATTAGTCTCTCATGCTCCTGAAATAATTGAACTGTATCTAGGTTCAAAGATAACAAAATCAATCCCAAAAAAAGACTAAGCCCAACGGAGAGAGAATACAATACAGCTCTGTTCATGCTCCGCGCAAAACAACTGGGCTTTTCCGTTCAAGAGCTGGATGAAGTGGAAGAGGGACTAATAATAGATATGTCGATAGAGGCTGCCAATGACCATGAAAGTAGCAGTTATGCACGAATAGCAGGTCAGGCAGACTTTGATTCTTTCTAAAGGGGGTGAGAACTTGGCTAACATACGTGGAATAACGATAGAAATAGACGGCAATACAACGAAACTGACGGAAGCCCTGAAGGGAGTCGACAAAGAAATACAGGGAACGCAAAAAGATTTGAAGGAACTGGATAAACTTCTGAAAATCGATCCGGGCAACACCGACCTCCTTACACAAAAACAGAAAGCACTAACTGAAGCGATAGAAGCGACTAAAACAAAGCTGGCTGATGAGAAGACCGCGCTTGAGCAACTGAAGGATGCACCTCAGACAGAGCAGACGCAAAGACAGCAGGAAGCCTTGACGCGAGAAATCATCAAGACGGAGCAGAGCCTCAAATCGCTGAAGGAAGAATACAGAGAATTTGGTTCGGTGGTGGGTAAACAGTTACAGGTTGCCGGAGAAAAGATGCAGGAGATGGGAGGCAAAATCTCAGGCGTTGGGAAAGCAATAGCCCCTGTATCTGCTGTTATCACTGGGTTGGGAACAGCGGCGGTAAAAATAACAGCAGACTTCGATGAACAAATGTCTAAGGTTAGAGCTATTTCTGGTGCTACGGATGAGGAATTTGATGCTCTTCGGAGTAAAGCACGTGAAATGGGAGCAAGTACAAAGTTCTCGGCAACAGAAGCAGCACAGGCAATGGAATATATGAGTATGGCTCCTTTCGGGCCTTCCATGTAGAAATATATGGTTAAAATCGGGGAAATTCGGTGAAAGCTAAACAAATAGCACGCCAACACCGAGAGGGCTGTTAATCAGACAGTCCTTGTAACGCATAGGGGATGAGCGTTAAGAGAGCAAAAAATCCCCCACGAGTCTCCGACACTGACAGATAAAGTCTGTCTCGGTGCTACTTGCACTGCCAAACGTTAAACGTGGGTGAAAATATATGCTGACCTTACAGGAAACTGTAAGAAGTAAAGGATAAAAAGCCTTTACGATAACAATGTGGGTTGGAAAACAAACGATATGCTCAACGGCATCGAGGGCATTATGAACCTTGCGGCCGCTTCAGGCGAATCATTAGCCTCAACATCAGATATAGTAACGGATGCATTGACGGCTCTCGGTTTGAAAGCGTCTGACAGCGGACATTTTGCTGATGTTCTTGCGGCTGCCAGTACTAACGCCAACACTAATGTCGCTCTTCTGGGTGAGTCTTTCCAGTATGTGGCATCAACCGCTGGAGCTTTCAAGTTCTCCGCTGAAGACACTGTACTTGCTCTCGGTCTCATGGCTAATACAGGTATTAAAGGCTCACAAGCAGGAAATAATCTGAAAAATGCGCTTGTGAATATGATTAAGCCTACAAAGAAACAGGCTGAAGCTATGATGCAATTGGGCTTCATTACTACTGAAACTTTCCAGAAAATAGACCAAGCTAAAGTCGAAAAAGCTCAAAAACGCGTTGAAGAAGCTACTCTTGGCCTTAGTACCGCTCAGGAAAGGTACAATGCCGCGCTAAGAACATACAGCAACGATAATCCTCAAGTTACTGCGGCTCAGAATAAAGTGCAAGAAGCTACGATAAATCTGCATACGGCGCAGGAAAAATATAACGCCGCTGTTAAACAGTACGGAGCTAACAGCACACAGGCAATAACAGCTCATAACAATGTGGAGAAAGCGACACTGAGTTTGAACACGGCGCAGGAAAGATATAACGCTGCCGTGAGCAAATACAGCTCTGATAATCCACAGGTCTTAGCTGCTCATAATAACTTAGAGAAAGCTCAACTGAGGCTCAAGACTGCTCAAGAAGAACTCGAAAAACAGCAGCAAGGTGTTTCTAAGCAAATAATGGGTCAGAATATCCTGATGACAAACGCGGACGGAACTACTAAATCTCTCAAAGAGGTTATGGATACGCTCCGTTCTACTCTGGGAAATGTTAGTGTCGCTCTTACTGACGCACAGGGAAATACAAGAGATTTCGATGATATTGTCAATGAGCTGGCCAGTTCTGAAAAGACACTTACGCAGGCTCAGCAGCTACAGTATGCCGCTACCATTTTCGGCAAGCAGAACATGTCAGGCATGTTAGCCATTCTTACGGCAACCGATGAGGATTACCAGAAACTAACTCAGTCTATTTACAACTGTGATGACCAGGCTCGAACCATTGCTGAGACTATGCAGGATAACCTGAACGGTCAGCTCACTAAATTAATGTCCGCTTTGCAGGAGCTTGCTATACAAATCGGTGATGCTCTTATGCCCGTCATAAGAAGTATCGTTGAGAAGATTCAATCTTGGGTTGAATGGCTTCAGCAGATGGACGAGGGAACCAGAAACACCATATTAGTCATTGCTTCTTTTGTTGCTGCTCTGGCTCCTGTGTTAATCATAATCGGACAGCTTGTTATTGCGGTTGGTGCTATCACTAGTGCTATCGGAACCTTCATCACATTCATGACCGCTACGGCTATTCCGGCTATCGGGAGCTTTCTGGTGGCGTGGGGACCGGTTATCGCTATCATTGCTGCTGTTGCTGCTGCCATTGCCGGCTTGATTCTGATTATCCAGAACTGGGGAGCGATCTGTGAGTGGTTCGGCGAGCTGTGGGAAAGTGTGTGCGATAAAATCAAAAACATCTGGGACGGCATTAAAAAATACTTCTCCGATGTCTTCAGCGGGATTGCTGCATTATTTTCTGAAGTCTTTACGGGCATTAAGAATTTCCTTTCTGACTTATGGGACGGGATTGCAGGTATATGTTCAACTGCGTGGGACAACATATGCAATGTGGTCGAGTTCGGCGTTAAGCTCATAGGCAGCATAATAGACGGCGCATTGAAGATTATCACGCTTCCGTTCACGTTTATTTGGGAGAACTGCAAGGAAATCCTACAGGGCGCATGGAACAAAATCACTGACGGTATAAGCAATACACTTACCCTGATAGGCGGAGTGATAAGCAGGGCATGGACGGGGATTAAAGATACTCTTGCACCTGTCCTTACCAGCATTTCAAACAGTGTCAAAGAGAAGTGGGAAGCCGCTAAAAATGCTGTGTCTAACGCCGTAGAGAAGACACGCGAAGCCGTAAGCCAAAAATGGAATGACATAAAAGAAAGTGTCTCCTCGACAGTTCAGTATGTTACCGATACAGTTAAAGAGAAATGGGAGAATGCTAAAGAACAGGTATCTTCTACAGTTGAGGCAATCAAGACGGCTGTCGGAGAGAAATGGGACGCAATGAAAGAACGTCTCATGCCTGTATTGCAGAATATAGGCGAGAGCATATCCGCAAGATGGAATGCGATCAAAGAGACCACAGCTAATATCTTTGACTCTGTCGCTCAGTCTGTATCTTCTACGTGGGACAACATAAAAGAAGCCGTTATATCGAAAATATCAGCGATGTGGGACGGCATAAAAAGTATGTTCACTGGTATTTGGGACACGGTAAGTAACATTATTCAGAGAATAAGAGACTGCTTCAGCTTTGAGTGGAGGCTGCCAAAAATCAAGCTGCCCCACTTCAAGATTACCGGATCGTTTTCTCTTGCACCACCGTCAGTTCCCAGCCTTTCAATCGAGTGGTACAAGAAAGCTATGGACGATGCGTATCTTCTGAATAATCCTACAATCTTCGGCATGTCTGGAGGCAGGCTTCTTGGTGGCGGCGAGGCAGGACAAGAGGCCGTTGTAGGTACAGATAAACTCGGTGCGATAGTCCGTGAAGCCGTAGCGTCAGTTATTGGCGGCGGCTCTACTGTCATTCCTGTATACATTGGGCAGGAGAGAATAGAGGAGATTGTCGTCAGAGCTAATCGAACCGTTAATTACAGGAGCGGAGGGAGATAAATGATTAACCCCATAAAATTTGACGGCGAAAATATTATCGAACCTACCTCATGGGCGGAGGACAGCGAGGTTATAGAAACAGTCAATGAGACTGAAGCAGGTACGGATCAGGTGGCCGTTACTCGATATGATAAGCTGTCGGTTGCATGTACTTTCCAATGCTCTCACCGCTGGGCTAAGAAGTTCAAAGAATACAGCAAGCACGATGAAATCTCCGTTACTTTCTACGATATTCTGGCGGAGAGCTACACTGCAAGGCAAATGCGTATCAGAGATTTCAAGGTCTCTCTTGTCGATAATAGCTGGAGAACTCCTAACACAAACGGACTATGGAATGTTTCTTTCAGCCTCATTGAGTTTTAGGAGGGAAGAACGTGTATCCAGTAAGTGAAGCATACAAAGCAGCGATGCATAGCAGAGTTCAGAGATTCAAAGTTCGCGGCACTATAGGTGATGTGAATTTTGATGATGAAAATATCCTGTCCGGCTCACTCTCTATAACGAATCAATGCTCAGGCTCAGAAAATATAGAAATCGGGCAGGTCTACATCGGGGAGCTTAACTGCACTTTCTTAGGTCTTAACATCGACCGTTATAGCTGGTATCAGAAAGAAATTGCTATCTTTTTCGGTCAGGGCCTTGCTAACGGTACTTATGAATATATACCGCTGGGAGTTTTCACTGTCAGCGAGGCTGAATATACAGCGTCAGGAGTTGTAGTCAAAGCCTATGATAATGTATCGAAGCTGGACAAGACATGTTCATCTCTAAGCACCGGGACTACCGTATACAATCTCCTGAAGAAAGCGTGCAGTTCTTGCGGTCTTGAACTTGAGACCTCCGAAGGTGAAATAAA